ACAAAGCCTTGTTCGATGTCGGTGTGCTGGGCTTGCTGGTGCATGACGCCCACGGCCATGGCCAAGGCAACTGCGCCGTCAATGCGCCCGGTGGCTTTGGCTTTGTTCATTTTTCTGTTGCCTGCGCCATCGCGCTCAATGCGGGCGTTGGCCATACACATGGTGAGCACCGGGTGCGCGCCATGGGCGAGTTGTTCGTTCAGCAGCAGCTCTTCGAGCCGGTCAATAGCCGGGGCCATGTCTTTGAAGCCTTGGCCAAAGGGCAGCAGCGGCAAGTCCAGCCCAATCTCGTCGAGCTCTTTCTTGAGTAAATCAAAGCGCCAGCGGTCAAAGCCCAGGGCGGCTACTTCGCAGTCACTGAGCAGCTCCGCCATGTCACGCGCCACGGCCTCGTAATCAACGGCTGCCCCCGGGATGGCACGAATCAAACCTTGGGACTCCCACACGTCATAAGGGGCGCGGTCGCGTTTGGCACGCTCATGCAGACCTTTGGCCGGGGTCCAGAAGATGGACTTGACGTGCCACTTGTCCCTAAAAGCGATCATCACCAGGGCGGTCAGGTCGGTCTTGGCTGACAAGTCCAGGCCGACATAGACTGGTTCTTCGTAAAACACCCGGTCATCGGGTTCAGCACTGTTGAGCAGCCAGATGCTGCGTGAGATAAAGGGTGCCATCATCTCCACCCGCTGGTTAAGCACGAGGTTTCGAAAGGTCGGCTCAAAGGACGGCATGCGTTGGGCCCGCTCGGCTTGTTCTTGGACATCAGCCAAACTGCGAAACTTGCCCAAGGCCGGGTTGGCGGCGCGCCAGGCGCTGGCATCCGTCAAGGCGCAGTCCTTGGCCCCTTCAAACAGGTGCGACACGATGCGCGGGTCTTGCGAGGCCTTGGCGTCATCGAGCCACAGGCTGAGCAAGTCACCATCGTTGGGCGCTTGGGTGCTGATCACCATCAGCAAAGGACCGGCATGGGCGCCTTGGGAGGTGGTGATGGCATCGACAAAGTCAGACTGGGGCCCACGCACCTGGCCGAGCTCATCGAGGATCGCCAGCACCGGGGACAGGCCGTGGGCGGTCTTGCCTTCCGCACTGATGGCGCGGTACTCGGTGTTCAAGGGGATGCCGATGAGCTTCTTGCTGCTGGGCACCTCCCGGATGATGGCGCGCAAGGCGGGTGACTGCGCCACCATCTTGCTGGCCAGGTCATAGACGATGGCCGCTTGTTCACGCGACAAGGCGCCGCTGATGATCTGGGCGTTGCGCTTGGCCTCAGGGCCGACCAAGTGCACCAGCACCAGGCAGGCAATCAAGGCAGTTTTACCGTTCTTGCGCCCAATCGACAAATAAGCGCGTCGGGTACCTGCCGGATGGGGGTTGGCGTAGACCGCACGGATGAAGTCCTTTTGAAACTTCTCCAACACAATGGCCTGGCCGACCTTGGCGCCACTGGGGATGAGGCAGTAGTGCTCGATGAAGCGGATCACCCGTGTGCCGCGACCGGCTGGAGCGCTGGCTTTGGCTGGCGCCATTAACGGGGCGTGGCCAAGGTGGTGTCCCCTTCAATCGCCGCAAACGTCATGCCACTGGCCTCCAGCGTAGCGTCTTCCCCGCTGAAGTCCTGCCAGCGCCGGATGATGACATCGCAGTACTTGGGGTCGAGCTCCATCACCCGGGCCAGGCGGCCGTGCTTGTGGGCGGCAATCACCGTGGTGCCTGAGCCGCCAAAGCTGTCGAGCACGATGTCGCTGCCCTTGGTGTTGTTGAGCAGCTGGTACTCAAACAGCTCGACCGGCTTCATGGTCGGGTGCTCACCATTGCGCGTGGGCTTGTTGAACTCCAGAATGGTGGTCTGTTTGCGGTCAGTCGCCCACAAGTGAGCGGCCCCGTCTTTCCAGCCGTACAGGCAGGGCTCATGCTGCCAGTGGTAGTCCTGGCGCCCCATCACCAAAGAGGACTTCTTCCAGATCAGGCACTGGCGTACTTTCCAGCCCGCATCACTGGCAGCGCCCCGAAAGTTGTAGCCTTCGGAGTCAGCATGCCAGATGTAGAACACGGCACCGGACTTCATCACCGCATCGGCACCGACATACGCATCACGCAGAAACTGGCGAAAGTCAGCATTGCCCATGGCGTCGTTTTGAATCGTGAGCTTGTCCTTGGTACCGCCCTCATACGCCACGTTGTAGGGCGGGTCGGTCAGCCACATGTCGACCAAGGCCCCGGCCGTTAACTGCTCCAGCTGCTCAATCGAGGTGGCATCCCCGCACATCACCCGGTGTGGCCCTAAAAGCCAGACATCGCCGAGCTGACTGACTGGGTCAGGTCGCACCTCGGGCACCGCATCCTCATCGGTCAAGCCTGGAGCCACCAGCTCAGGCATCAGGGCAGCCAACTCGGCCGGGGTGAAGCCCAGCAGATCAAGGTTGAACTCGGCGGCTTGCAGGGCCTGGATTTCCAGCAGCAGCATCTCCTGGTTCCAGCCGGCATTGAGGGCCAACTGGTTATCGGCAATCACGTAGGCGCGGGTTTGGTTTTCCGTTAAGTGACTCAGGCGGATGCAAGGCACAGTTTTAAGGTTCAGTTGACGAGCCGCCAAGACTCGGCCATGACCAGCGATGATGCCGCCCTCGCTATCGACCAGCACCGGGTTGGTGAAACCAAACGCTTTGATGCTCGCAGCAATCTGCGCCACTTGTGCGGGCTCGTGCGTGCGGCTGTTGCGGGCGTAGGGGATCAAGGCTTCGATCGGCAGGTAGTCGATCTGCGACTCAGCGGTAACGGTGGTGGAAGACATCAGGGTGGAATCCGTGGTGGTGTGGGCGGTGGTAGTCACCGGGCAATCAGGTCATCAAAACTGTTCAAGGCCCGGCCCAGGCGGGCTTGTTCTTGGCCTTGGCCGTTGAGGGTGCGGGGGTCTTGGGTTTGTTGGTTCAGGCTTAAGCTGCGAATCAGGGCGAGTTGCTGGCGTTGCAGGTTGTCGATGATGGCGAAGAAGGGGTTGGGCACTTTGGTGCCTCGCTCGTTGACGATGATCGGCCCGCTGCGGTCCAGCAAACCTTGGTACTTGCGGATATCGGCCTCCAATCGCACCGACTTGGCCACAATCAATAAATCGAAATCCCGCCAGCCCTCGCGCGTACGCGCGCGGGTGAACTGGCCCCAGATCACCATTTCAGCGTCATCGCGCAGGCTCACGCCCTCGGGCAAGGCCACTTGCTCGCTCAGTTCACTGGCGAGTTTGACGACTTGGTGGATGCTGTTCTTGCCTGGGCGTTGGGGTTTGGTGGCCATGTGCAGGCGAAATTCCGTAAGTTTGTTGAAGCGAAGGAAAGCGCACGGTTACCCGGCAAAGAGCACAGACTTTGACTCCCCCCCCACCCTGGGGCTACCGGCGGCGTTGGGCGCGCTGTTTCGTGATTTTGAACACTTGTGCGCAGACGTAAAAAAGGCGCGGGGTGAGCACGCCTGAGGCTGGGTCATATGAGGAGTTCAGGCAACTTGGTCGGCTGCCGCTTTGCCAAACCGCGCTTCTACGATGTCGTAGATCATCCAGTCTTTGCGTTGCTCAGCCAGCGTAGCGTTGTGCACGCGTCCCAGACAGACCGAGACCCACACCTTAAACACCTGCGCTTTGGTTTGGCTTCGCAGTCCTGCCACCATCCGCTTGGCCTGCTCCACTTGTGGTTCGCTCATCGGGCGCCTGCTTGAGAGTTAACTTTTAACGGTGCCGCTGAAGATTGCCGCTACATACCGACCGTAATCACTTCCTTCAGGGTTGACATACAGATAAGGCCTGCCGGGTGCGCAGACTTCCACACAGAAGTAGGCATCGCCTTTGCCGCCACCTTGACCGTCCAACCAGTCGCGCGACTTCAACAAGTGGCGGGCAAACTCATCAAACGCTTGCGGGCTCAACACCCGGGTCTCGGTCACCCATACCCGGTGCAGTCCTTCGCCGCCCAGCGCACTGAGGTTCTCCGGTTTACGGGCAAACGGCAAGCGGATGCTGAGTTCTTCAACTTCAATCATCTGGCCATCTTTCATGACCTTGCGGGGCGTGCGCTCTATGGTGATGGTCATGGTGCTCATGCGGGTGCTCCTGCTGGGGCCAACCGGTAGGTGCGTTCACCACCGGCGTCCTTGCTGGAGGTGATGACCAAGCCGAGCTTTTTCTTAAACGCTCCGGCCAAGGCTCCACGCACCGTGTGGGCTTGCCAATTAGTCAAGGCGCACATTTGCTGCAAGGTGGCACCCTCTTCGCGTTGCAGCAGGGCCCGCACCTGGGCTTGTTTGCTGGGTGTGCGCTGCGTTGGTCCGGCAGCGGCCTGCTCATTGGC